GATGGTAGCCAACTCGTCTGATCTGGGAAACAGCATTTTATAAAACCCGTGTTCATATGCAAGCATTTCAGCTGACACATGCATGTCGAACTTGACTGCGTCAAGCCCAACTGCCACTGGTTCGTCAAATGAATTCCATTTTCCTGCTATGACGCGACCAACTTGCTGGATGTTAAATCCCTTCATAATTGTTGGCCCATCTCCAAAAACTTTGGCTATCCCTTTGTATAGCCTCTTCTCGCACGCTTTGATGTAACGGCCAAGCACCAAGTTATACCTAGTCGAGCGTGGTTGAATGCCACGAGGAGCTTTGGTTGGTTTGGCTTTCTCAACTTTTACAAAAGCAGTGCTGTATCCGTCTTGCCTACGGAGGGGGTTTCGAAGTAAGTCAGTTAGTGTGTTATTGTAAATGGTATGTTTACGGCCGGTATATTGATCCACTACTTCTTGTAGCGTTAACACAGATGGAACTCTAACATTTCTAATTACACAATTCCTAAATTTCTTCAAAGTTTTAAGTGCTTCCCCCTGCACTGGTGGTGGCGCCACAAAGACACCACCAACCTTACAGTAATACATGCGCTCGAGTAAAGCCGTTGCAACTGTGTTGATGTCGCCATTAAAAATTCCTAAACCCATGTCTGGCGACAAGCTTGTTAGCTTAACATAGGTCCTTGTTTTCCCTCCGCCTTGGTAGCGTTTAAAGATGAGGTTCGGATGTGTCAGCGAACTCATAACTGACACCCCATCAACGCGTACCAAGCGGCCTCACTCACCCCTATGGTCAGTCATCCCCGGCCAGGTAAACCAGTCGAAAGGTGACCAACCAATGAGGTCAGTGTCATCAGGCGCGAAGCCCAACACAGCAGCGAGTGCACCCCAAATGGAGCGCTTGCCGTGCTTCATCCTAGCCATTCTCCGCTTGGCGCGGGAACTGCGTAAAATGTCAGCTGCTACGATGTCATCATTGCTAGGGATGAAAACATGTGCTACCACCCTTGGATGCAGCCATGCTGCATCTTTGGGATGTACCCCATGTTTGTTGATGAGGTCTGTTGCCATCTTGCTCACTGCTAGAACATTAGCCCTATCATGAGTAGGTTGGAACAACCGCATCTTTATCTCAGCAACAATGGTGTGTAAGGCTTTCCGTCCCTGGCGGTGTAGTACTCGCCGGTGGTTGGTAACCTTTGTCTTGATTCGCACATAGGTGGCAGTGCCACTTTGTGTTGTACCATCTGGCCCAACAATGTGTAAATCTTGACCACCATCAGTGGCAGCTTCGGGATGAGGTTCCTGCGCCACCACACTAGGCACGATGATCCTAGGTGGCTGTCGGCTGGTGTAGGGCACCATCACGCCATCAACTGACGTGCTCGTACCCACCAACTCAGCTTCGGGCAGGTTCCCCTCTTCGGCGGGAGCAATTCTTTCGGTGACTGCAACCGTTTGTACCTGCGTTTCACCTAAGCAGGTACTTAACTCAACGAGCGTGGAGTTGTTAGCAACA